TGTATGGTCAGTTGGTGCTGCAATACAATCATGATGTACTTTTTATCAGGACTACCCCGTTCAGGCTCTACTGTATTAGCTGCGTTGCTAAATCAAAGAAGCGACATTCATGTAACGCCAACATCAGGACTCATTGATATATTTGGTGCTGTGGTTCAGACATGGGAAAACAACCCATCTACCAAAGGTCAGAAACAGACCAAAGAGCATCTTTACGAAACACTTAGGAAGTTAATTCCTATGCGTGATGACGGCAAGATTACTGTAGACAAGTCTAGAGGTTGGGTAGCACCAAACATACAAAAGACAATGGGTGAGGTTCTTAGCTCACCAATGCGAATTGTGGCTACTGTCAGAGATGTGGCTACCTGTGCGGCATCGTTTGCCAAAATTGCTAAACCTGATAACCTTGCAGAGTTCTGTAATGGA